TCCAGTGGCAATGCCCATTGCTGCTGATGTGGCCTGCGGAGCAGATTCAATCATATCACTTGCCGCTCCGCCGATTATGCCTTTTACAAGCGAGCTAGCGCGACCCAAAAGGCCTCCTCCGCCTCCGCTATTCGATGCGAATGTATCGAGTGTCTTTTTACCTTTATAGCCAAGCTCAGCATCATTATAGACAGCATTGTCTGCAAATTCCAAGGAGGATGGAACTGGCAGATATACGCTTTCTCCAGAGCTTGAGCTGAATCTTATAGCTGGATGTGCTGTAGATTGCAGAGTTGATGGATATTGCAGCATAAATAATAGTAGTAGTATTTATATGAAGAAAAAACAGTTTTATAGCGGCAAGTATCGCGTCGTGCATCGTGAAAAATATGACGGTGACACTGCTGCGGTAGTTTATCGGTCGCTTTGGGAACGACAGGTATTCAAATGGTGTGATGAGAATCCAGGAGTAGCTCGGTGGAGCAGCGAAGAAACGATAGTGCCATATCGCTGTCGATCGGATGGCAAGTCTCATCGCTATTTTGTAGACTTAAAGGTGACATTCAAGACCGGGGAGACATATCTAATTGAGATAAAACCTAAAAAACAGACCCAAGAACCAAAAGTGCGAACACGAAAGACAAAGGCATACATTACTGAAGTGCTCACCTATGCCAAAAACCTGTCTAAATGGGAGGCAGCACGTGAATATTGTGCCGATCGAGGGTGGATTTTTGAAGTGTGGACAGAAGACACGATAAAGGCTCTTGGCATTAAACTGCTGACCTAATTTTCGTTATAAATAGCATATATGCCGTCTCTTTTTTCCAAGATACAATCTGACGCCGAACGGGCTGGTTTTTTACCGCGAACCAAGGCGTCAAGAGACTGGTTTATACGCAAGATACGCAGTCTAACAAACATATCTCCAACAAAGATACTAAATGACGACTCGCTTAAGACCCGATCGAAGCCGCTGATAGGTCGTATGTTTATGTTTTTGTATGATCCCAAATACAAAGAAACTCTGCCATATTACGACAAATTTCCTCTTATATTGATGGTAGGTCCAGCAAAAAAGGGATTCTATGGATTAAACCTGCACTATCTGCCTCCGCGACAACGAGCAGTATTTTTTGATCGTTTGATGGATCATATGAACAACGAAAAGCTAGACGAAACTACTCGCTTTAGGCTGTCTTATGACATGTTAAACAGCACAGCAAAGTTGCGTGCCTATGCTCCTTGTTTCAAACACTATCTTTACGAACATGTTTCTTCTAAAACTGTAGAAGTACTTCCCAAAGAATGGGAAATAGCTCTGTTTCTGCCGACAGATTCTTTTGTCGGTCAAAAGAATACTTCAATTTGGCAAAAAACACGTACACTTATATAGCATATGTCATCATCGATCAGCGATTTTAAAACGACACTTTCTAAAAATTTAGGTTTGGCTAGAGCTAATCGCTTTAAAGTAATGTTTTCTAGCATACCTGGGTGGTCTGGTGACCTGTCTGATTTGTCTGTTATGTGTGATAGTGTTTCTATGCCTAGCAGACAGATACTTACTACTGACTACAGTTTGCATCGTCATACCATAAAGGTGCCGACTGGCTACACTGAAGACGACATCACAATTACATTCAATGTCACGCAAAATTATTTGGCTAAAAAGGCTCTGGATTCGTGGCTGTCAAAGGTAGTTGACGTTCCTAGCTATAGAGTAAACTATAACGATGTCTATCGAAGAGACATTACGATACAACAGATAGATACGACAGATAAAGTAGTTTATACTGCGATTGCTAAAGACGCATTTCCATATCAGATATCCCAGTTAGAATTTAGCAACGGGTCTCAAGACATTTTAACAGTTCAAGCAACATTTGCATATGGATTCTTTGAATTGAGTTGATAAATACAAATATAACAAATAAACAAATATATTATGCCATTACCAATATTAGAAACGCCAAAATATACATTAACAGTTCCTTCAACCGGTAAAACGATTGAATATCGTCCCTTTTTAGTAAAGGAAGAAAAGATACTGCTTGTTGCTCAAGAAACAAACGAAGAAAGCTCTGTATTGTCTGCTTTAAAAGACATTATTAAAGCATGTACATTTGATGCAGTAAATCCAAGTGAATTGACTTCGTTTGACATAGAATATATCTTTCTTAAACTGCGTTCTAAGAGTGTCGGCGAAATAAGCGAAATACGCTGCAAATGTGAAAAGTGCCAGGTTTTGAATGACATTTCAATCAACATAGATTCTATAGAAATTACTTGGCCTAAAGATAAAAATCAGAATGTAATTATGTTGACCGATACTATAGGCATCACTTTAAAATATTTGTCTATAGCTGACATCGATAAGCTAAATCTGTCATCTAAGAAACAAGCTGATACTATTATTGAAACCATAATCGCTATGATAGAAAATGTATTTGATGATAAGGGAGTATACCCTTCAGCAGAAACATCTCACGCGGAAATGATTGCATTTATTTCCTCTTTGAACAGATCACAGATGGCAAAGATTGAAGAATATATCAATAATTTACCAAAACTTCAACACGACTTGCAATTTACATGCGTAAGCTGCAAACATCCTAACGAGTTAACACTAAGCGGAACACAATCTTTTTTCGAATAGGCCTCTCACATGAATCATTGAGCAACTACTTTCAGACTAACTTTGCGATGCTTCAACATCACAAATATAGTTTATCAGAACTTGATAGTATGATACCATGGGAGAGGGAAATCTATGTTGCGTTGCTAATAAAACATCTAAGAGAAGAGGAACAAAAAGCAAAAAATAAAAAACACAATGGCTATTAACGAACAGCAAAATGGTACTGGCAATTCTGAACAAGGAATAGCAGGCATTATTGCTGTGTTGCAAAATCAAGCCAAAAATGCAATAGTTGACATAGATACACTTACTGAAGTAGCAATTGAAAACATAATCAGTGCTCCATCAGAAATTTCTGACAGTATAATCGTTAGACCAAATATAGAATATAATATACAACCTGGTAGTTTTGAAGATGATACGAATTCTCGAATAGACGATAGAGGAACAACATTTAATAGCGAGACTATAGGAGATTCTATAACCCAGGCATTTAGTAGCGAGACTATAGGTGATTCTATAACTCAGGCATTTAATCCACAAAATGTCAGCAGCGCAATAACTCAGGCATTTAATCCACAAAATGTCAGCAGCGCAATAACTCAGGCATTTGATCGAGGAACTATTAGTTCTTCAATAACTCAGGCATTTGATCGAGGAACTATTAGTTCTTCAATAACTCAGGCATTCAATCCACAAAATGTCAGCAGCGCAATAACTCAGGCATTCAATCCACAAAATGTCAGCAGCGCAATAACTCAGGCATTTAGTAGCGAGACTATAGGTGATTCTATAACTCAGGCATTTAATCCACAAAATGTCAGCAGCGCAATAACTCAGGCATTCAATCGAGGAACTATTCAACCAATTATAGGTCCAATAATAAACAACATTTCTCAAATTGTTCCCAATACTCCGACAATGAGAAATGTTACTCGATCAGCCTCACAAAATTCACAACCGTTGATTGGAGCCGCTAGACCTCCTAGCATACCACGAACAAATGGAACTACTCCAGCAAATGGAGCTAGACCGCCTAGCATACCACGAACAAATGGAACTATTCCAGCAAATGGTTCTAAAAATCAACCAGTTTTACCGAACGTAGATTCTATCTTTAAAAATTTACTTTTTGGGCTTGTACCAAAAAGTGTAATACGAATCTACGCATCTAAAGTAAAATATCTAGTTGATCAGCTGCAAAAAATAAAAGTTCCAGAGAAAAATTTAGCTCCCATAATAGAGCCATTAGAAACACTCTCTAAAGCTGTAGACGCATTTTCCAATATATCTTGGACAAAAGCATTTTTTGGCATAAAGGCATTTCAATTTTTTACAAAGTCATTCGTAGCTTCAATCAATAAAATTTTATCGAGAGAGACTTTAACGGGAC